TAAAGATGGTAAAATTCAAATTATCCGTTAATAAAATATAACCCCGCTCTTAGTAGTGGGGTTTTTTATGCCCACTTTTTTCTAATAAAATAATTTCTTATCTTTGTAAAAAATTAGATATTATGGGTGAAGAAAATGAACACGAAACAACAACATATGAGTATGTACGCGATATTGAAATACCTGAAAGATTCAATACGGTTGTTTTAAAAATGTGTCCTGAGGTTAGGGAGGTCGTCACCATTGGTTATAAAAGTAGAAGTGTTTATAACCCAACGACTTTTGAACCAACTTTTAATTTTTTGGTTGCAATTAATTTATTTTTTAATGAGGACGATGTACCAAAAGGTGGTAAAGACCATTATGAAGGATTGTTTAATGATTATTTCAAAATGACCTATGGTAGTGAAATGGATTTTATTTCATTTAAAGTTGAATCGTTAATTGTTCCACCTGAGAAAACAAACCAAGATAAGTTTTTCGAATTATTTAAAAAGAAAGTTGATGAAAAAAATAATTGATAAATTAATTAATCATGCTATCAAAGGTGTGGACACCTATACTCACGTTGGTTCCACTTGGTTAATATTTACGGAGTCCAAACAATGGGTGATTGAATTAACCGAGAGCAAAACTCTGTGGTATAACTATAACTTTTTCAAAGGGATGTTTGCTTATGCCTCAATGGATGTTGTGGAGAATCAACATTACATTACCCAATGGGTGGAAGATAATATAATCAATAAGGTTAAAGACACCATTTTGGAACAAAACATTACGGAAGGTGAAGTTGAAGGAATCATTGAAATGGCGGTGAAAGAAAACTCATTCTCTTTTGTTAGAATGAAGGTAGATTGTGAAAATGTTATTGAGAATGGGGTGAAGGAAACTATGTTTAATCGAGGACATAAACAACTCACAGTTAAAAATATAATTGAAAATGGGGTGAGAGATATTTCCCCAATGACACAATATACTGATTGGCAAGTTGAAGAAATAATCGAAAATGGGGTGAAAAACATACGAGGTATAGAAAACGACCGTTCTTTTTTTATTGAAGATACACTTGAAGAGGGTATAAAACTTACCGGACGCATTCATAAAGATTATACTAAAGTAGTTGAATATCTTATTGAAAATGGTATTAAAGAAACAAAGACACCCGGTAATGGTGATATTGCGTCAACCGATGAATGGATGAAAGAAAATAACTCAACTAGTTACCCAAAAATGATTGATGATGTTATTGAGAATGGAGTTAAGGAAACTCTCAACACCGAGTATATGCCACAGGTAATGGTTGAAGACACTATACAAAATGGCATTAAGAAAACTATTTTGAGACAAAACATTACTGATGGTAATGTTGATACTATTATTGAAACCGGTATTAAAGAAACCCAACCATTACCTGACCAAAGTGGAGAACTAATAGGTTATGGTAATTATTATCACGGTAAAGAAGATAGAACAAAAGCGTTTTATAATTATCTTGAGGAAACAATTAAATTTGGTGTGAAAGAAAATATTGGTTAGTGAAGTATTTATAATTAAATGACTAAATTATGGGGAAAATTATAAGGTTAACCGAATCAGAATTGGCCAATGTTATTAAAAGGGTTACTGATAAGCCTGAGATGAATGAACAAATATTAAGAAACATCTTACAAAAGATTTTTAAATTTGGTTCAAAACCTGCCGCCAAGGTGGGTGTACCATTAATGGGTCAATTACCAAGTAAGGTCCAAATGTTAATTCAATCATTCCCAAAAAAAGTTAAAGTTGGTGATAAGTTAAAAAATGTATTTAACACCCATTCTTCTAATATAAAAAGTTTGGAACACTATTTAAAAAGCCAAGGTGGAAGTGGAATTGCTAACACCTATGCAAGATTATTGGCTAAAGATATATCCGCGGCTAAAGGTGGTGTTGTAGATTTAAAAAATATTTATTCTAATGCCCATATATTGAAAAAAGAATTGGAGAATATTAAATCTGCTATTCCTGTACCGAAACAAGGTGGTGTATTAAATAAAAACCCAAACTACAAAAAACAAATGGGTGATTTGTATAATAAATTTTATACTGAAACAGCATCTTTAAATAATCTAATATCAGACTTGGAAAAAATCAAACCAATTTACAAACCTCGTTAAATACATGGAATCAATTTATGAGGACATAAAAGGTAGTGATACTTTAGTTGTTGCCTTTCAAGCTCATGAAAAAACGGTATTTGGTACCACAGTCGATGAGTTTAAAAAAACTTTGTCTGAATTAAGTTACGATACATTAAAAATTAACGATACAACCGGATATTATTTTTTTAATGGTATTGATGGGACGTATGATTCAATGGAAAAAGTTTTGGGTAAGTTATCAGAATATATTTCGGGATATACCAAAACTATTTTTATGGGAAATTGTGGTGGAGGTCATGCGGCTATTCTGTATGGTACTATGTTAAATGTTGATAAGGTTATTGGATTTAATCCCGCAACATATTTGGACCAAAAAACATTATTGTTAAATGAGGACGGTAGAGAAGACAGACTTATTTCTTTGGACCAATCAATAGAATATTTAAATCTAAAACCATATTTGGATAATAAAATTTATGACACTAAAATTTATTCTATTGTTTCTCAAAATACTGATACACACGTAAAACAAAGTAATAATATTTTAACTTGTCCTAATGTGAACATAGAGTTTGTTGATTGTAATAGTTCAATGGTTGCCGCTTATCTTAAAGAAAAAAATAAATTAATCTCTAAAATTGAAGAGATTATTGAAAATTAAATAAAACGTTATTAATATGAAAAATTTTAAATTAGATAAAGACCAAATGAATGATTTGGAAAAGTTTAGTGACATGGCAACATCAGTTATGTTTAAAATGGTGGGATGGATTAGTCGTATGATAACCTTTTTCTCTAAGAACAAAAAATTATTATACGGTATTATATTAATTTTCATTTTATTTAAAGTAGGTACTTACGTAGTTGCTATTGAGCCAACGGGTGTTTACGAAATAACAACATCATCCGGTGTTGTTTATACTACCAATAAATTTGAGGTGAAAGATGGATGTGTTTATTTTGACAGGATTAAAGATGGTCAACAAATTATTATTTGTGGTGGAGCGAGTATTGTGAAATCAAAATAACTTTATATTTATCATTAACTTAAAAATGATAATATGCCACCAAGAGAAGTCTTATACGAAAATTTTAATAATAATCGTACCTTAATTGTAACGTTTCAAGCACATGCTGATAAAATATTTGCAAGTCCGGTTGAAGACGTTAAGGTAATGTTGAATTCTTTGGCATCAATGGGATATGATGTATTAAAAGTTGATGACACAAATGATTCTTTCTTTTTTCAAGGAATTGATTCCGATAGAAATACACCTGAGAAAACATTAGATATGTTATCACAATACATGACGAATTATGATACGACTATTTTTATGGGTAATTGTGTGGGAGCTTACGTGGCCATCCTTTTAGGCACAATGTTAAATGTTGATAAAGTTATAGGGATAAACACAATAACTTATTTGGACCAAAATACTTTATTTGAACAAGGAGATGGGAGAGAGTCTAAAGTAAGCTTTTTGGACCAAAATATTTCTAAACTTAATTTAAGGAATCATTTATCCAATATAAATTATAATACTCAAATATATTCTATTGTAGACCAAAATACACCAACACACGTAAAACAAAGTCAATATATTCAACAATATCCTAATGTGAATATTGAATATGTGGATTCTCCAATCCCTCAGCTTGGTCGCCATTTATTACAAAATGGTAATTTAATAAATAAGATTATCGAAAAAATTGACACAAAGGGTGGAGGTTTTGAGGGTATAAAATAAAGATAGGTAACTATTTTTTGGCATAATTTTTGAAAAAAATATATTATGAAAAAATTTATATTATTATTGTTTTTGATTTTAACATTATCATCCTGTGGTAATTATCAAAACGTGTCATCTCAACCAAGAATAACACATATCTTGGCTGTTAATGAATTGGGACAGCAAGTTCAAGTCCCATTATCTACATTTTCAAACCAATTAGACCCATATTATTACGATAATTGGAGATTTTATTGGGGAAATAATTGGTACTACGGTAATACTTGGTGGTTTTATTTTGATGACCCATATTGGAGACCAAGAATTCATAACTATTATTATTCACATCCGGTGTATTATAACCGTGGACATAGAGTTGCGAGAAGTAATGGATATCGAGGAAGTCCCCAAGTGAGAACTGAATCTGTTAGACAACCATCAACAAGAACCGAAACTCCTTCAGTTAGACCACAAAGAGAATATAGACCTGAGACACCTTCAGTTAGACCACAAAGTGGTGGACGAGGAACATCATCAGGAAGACGAGGTTAATAAATTATCCCACCCATTGAGGTGGGTTTTTTTATTGTTGAGTATTTATAATTATGAAATACATAATAACTGAAAGTAAACTGGACGAAACAATCACCAATTACTTGGATAGTCTTTTTGATATAGATGATATTAATTGGACACATCCATTAGATTATGATTTAGAGACAGGTGAAGAATGGGATGATGTTAATCGGGTTGTGTTTTACATAGGGGACTATGAAGGAGAAGATGAAGGTTGTTTTTATTGGCACGAATGTGATTACTTTAATCCGGAAAGTCTTGCTAGAGAGATTTGTCCTATGGTCAGTATTGAGTATGATTATGAGATAAAATTAAACGGTTATTTTGGTGATATGTGGCACGAACCATTTAAAAATTGGTTTATGAAGAATTTTGATTTGCCAGTTAAAACAATCAACTAAGATGAAATATGTTATAACTGAATCTCAATACGTTTTATTAACAGAATCGTTATCACCGGAAGTACGAAGAAGATTACCATTTAAAAACATGATGAATGATTTGGAGTGGGGAATCCTTGATGAAATGGACATATGTGAATATGATGATATTGGTGAATTTGTTAGTAATGCCTGTGATTCTTTGGTTGAAATGTATCACGATTACTTTGTTAATGACTTTGATTACGTTTTAAAACCTGAAGAAAATGATTCTCTCTACTATTATTTTGTAGACAAGTTTGGTGATTACTTGGTTAAATATCATAAGAACAAATGTGCTTAATATGAAATATGTTATAACAGAAAACCAATTAGATAAATTTATTTCCAAATATATTGGAGGTTTTTTTGGTGGATTAAAAGAAATTGATGAACCAAGACTTCATTTAAAACATTTTGTTAATGAAAATAATAAAGTGATTTTTTATTATTCCACGGATTCAGGTAATTTGTATATTGAAATACCGGGACTTAAAAAACATATTGTAAATCACCTTGAAAATGTTTTTGATTTAGGTTGGGTTAGAACCAAAACAACAATGGAGGAGTGGTTTTTGGAGAATTATGGGATTAAAGTTCACAAAATTTACTAAATTTTCCATTAAAAAGTAAAAAATAAGGTTAATTGTCCTTTATTTTCCACTATAATAGGGTGTTTGACAATTATTTTCCATCATAACAAACTATTTATAATAAAACGAACATATGAAACACATATTGAATAATTTATCTGAAGAAGAAAAAAATGCCATCCGTGAACAACACACAGGAGGAATGAAAGTTATGACTGAGAATTTCTCAAAATTAATTAATTCTAAACTTGGTGACTCAAAACCATTAGTAAAAGAAGAAAATAAAAAATAAAAAAAGTATTGTATTTTTAGACAACTTACATATACTTATTATCGATGTATAAAAAGAAAAAAAATAGAAATACAAATAATATTACAACCGATATTGGTTGTCTTTAATCCCTTCATTATTTGAAGGGATTTTTTTTGCCGATATGTGAACATAAATAAATAAATAAAAATCAAACAAAAAATGAGAAACACAGAAACTTACCACGAACTGGTACAAAAAATGAGAACTTTTTTCCTTGAAAGAAACTTTAAGGAAGTCCCTACGCAAAGTAGATTATCAATCTTGGCAGCATGTGAAAATCCACATTCGGTAAAAACATTCGAATATAGTGGTGAAATATGGCCATTACCACAAACCGGACAGATGTGGTTGGAGTATGAATTATTAAAAAACCCTGAATGGGACGGAGTATTTTGTATCTCAACTTCATATAGAGAAGAGAAAAATCCTATCCCGGGTCGTCATGAATTAATTTTCCCAATGTTTGAATTTGAATCTAAAGGTGACATGAACACAATGTTGAAATTAGAACAAGACTTACTTGAACATCTTGGATTTGAAACACCGGTTGAGGTTAATTATGAAGATGTGTGTGAGGAATATGGTGGTGTTAGAATATTGGAAGATGAACACGAATCAAGAATGTGGAAAGAAAAAGGACCTATTGTATCACTTCAAAATTTTCCAATAAGAACTAATCCCTTTTGGAATATGAAACACGGGGAAGATAACATTTTTAATAAAGTTGATGTTATTATGTTTGGGCAAGAAACAATTGGTTCTGCTGAGAGAAGTTGTGATGTTGAAAAGATGAGAGAAATGTTTTATACCATTGAAGGTGGAGGTTATTCATCCAAGTTGTTTGAACTATTTGGTAAAGAAAGGGTTGAAAAAGAACTTGAAGAGTTTTTATCTCATGATTTCTTCCCAAGATTTGGTGCGGGAATTGGACTAACACGATTAGCTAGGGCTTACGAAATGTTAAAATAAAAACAAACCCACCCTAATCGGTGGGTTTTTTTATTAAAGAAACTACTTATTATAAACTAAAAAAAAAATGGAAAAAATTTTTAAAATTTACGAACAAATTAAAAAACTATTCGGTTGTAATAAAAAATCGTCATTATCATCATTAACAACTTACAATGTTACATTTGAAGAAGATTGGACCAGTGATTGGTGTAACGCAACTCCAATAATTGAAAATTCAACTGTTACCTTTAATGCCGGTAGAGTTGTTTCAACTCATGGGTTTAAAAACATTTCTAAAATTACCGCGACAATTGATTTATCAGGTTTAGTACCAACTGAGGTTCAAAAAAATAATTGGTTAAACGCATCGTTTTACATGGTGAATAGTTCAACTCAACCTAAAGGAACTAACTATTGTGATGCCGGTAATAATGGTGCACCGTATTGTAATGAGATTGACTTTTTAGAAACCAATGGAAATAGAATATTCCAACAAACGATTCATTTAAACAATCAACAAAGATTTGAATATTCATATACTGAGGCATTAATGGATGATGATTGTTACACTCAAAATAATTTATCTAATAACTCATCTAACGGAACTCATAGTTTAGTTGATATTATTGATGTAACTATTCCATTTGATATGGAGATTGATTTTAACTCCGATTATACTAATATGACAATCACCGTTTCCCAAAATGGAAAAAGTACTGTAATATACGATGTGTTAAATAATGGTGGTGCAGATGGAACTACTATTAATATGTCTTCATTAAAATCAAGTATGTCAGTTGGATGGTGGATAACCCCATCATATTGGGAAGGGTACTCACCTAAAGGTCCTTATAATAGCCCATGGTTTACCGGAGATTGTTATAATGACAAATTATGTAATGCAGGTTGGGAATTATCAAATGTTGTGGTAGTTGCTGAATCACAAATATAATTAAAATAGCCGTGGTATTTATTGAATATGAAATACATTATAAAAGAAAGTAAATTAAACGACCTAAGAAAAGAATATATTGAAAATAGGATTGGGTATGAATCTGACTTCGAAGAGTTTATTATTATCTATCATCCTGGTGAAGTAGATGATATTGAAGATGAGGTTATGATGGAATATGACCATACTGATGGAAGACTATATGTTAATAGTTCGTTTGGTCGTGGATTCTCGGATTTATTTTTCCCTAACGATGAAGAGGCATATAAATTTATCTCTGAATGGTTTGAATGGAAGTATGGTGTCGATGTAAAATTTACTCAGTCTTAATATTCTCTTTTAAAAAACCATGAAGAAGGAGTTTCATCAAATACAAAATCCAACCCATTTGAACAAATAAAAAATTTAATATTATATTCAACCCCTTTGTAAGATTTGAATTCGTAACAATTCCCACATTGGTTTGGATTTGGGTTTCCCGTAGTTAAATTAAGGTATTTAAGTTCGGTCCCCCCTACAAGTTCAGAATTGGAGACAATCATCCAAAAATTATCATCACTTTCGGAAACTATTTCTACCCACTCATCCCAACCATTACGAGTTAATGGTAATAGTTTTCTTTGATTAACTCCATTTATGTTAGGTGTAAGTTCGGTTTCAGTAAAATCCGCAAACCAAAATTTATTACTTTTTATAAAATTTACTCTGTGTGTTCCCATATTAATAAATATTGATTGAGGTTTTTTTATATGAAAACTTTTTATATCTTTGTGGAATAATTTATAACCTAAAAGAAAAATAAAATGACACAAGAAATTCAGAACAAAGTTAGAGAGTATGTATTGGCACGTTACAAACAAACATTCACTCCGGATTCGACAATGATTATTAAAGAGTATGATTCTCATTTCACGGTTGCTAATCATAAAACCTCATCTCCACTTATTTTAGGAAAGAAAATTTTAGAATAAGAAATGATTTATGTTTGATATTTATTATTAAAATATAATATTATGTCAACAATAAGTTTTGTGGTTTCATCTGCCAGTACTGAAGAAGATGCTTTTAATACTTTAGAACCAACTTTCACAATATACGCTGAGGATTTGGGATTATGTGATTCTTGTAATCAAATTGTCGGTAATTGTTATCCATGTTTACAAACAAGTCAAGTGGTATATTCAGACCCTGCATTAACCATTGAGGTTGGAAATGGATACTATCATTACATTGACCCTGTTAATACCGATTATAGTGCGGTTTGGCATATATTTGACGGATATCCGGTTGGAGAAGGATTCTACAATTAAAAATTATTATGGTTGAAACCTCTTTAAAAAAATTATTACTTACAATGTTGAAGGATGAATATCCCAAAATTAAAGATATTCGTATTTCATCAACTGATATGGGTTATGCTATTCTATATCGGGTTGGAATTGGTTTAGAGTACGGTGACTTACCTGAACTTAAAGAAGATATTCAACTTAAATCAAGAGTCAAAGAATTATCAAAATACATTTTGGATAACAGGGGTATGATAGAACAGACTTTTTATTACGACCCAAGATAAAAAAATTAATTATTTCGTAGTGAGTATTTATTGTGAAATACTTAACATGTCAAAATCGAAAAAACCCGGGAAACCAAAAAAGAACAGAGCAAACACTCTAAAAGATTTAAAACGAATGGATAAGAACAACGAAATTCTTAGTCGTTTGAAAAAAGAACTTTAAAATATCGACCTCGTCAATTGGCGGGGTTTTTTTTTGTTTATAAGAAATAAGTTTCATATATTTGTGAAGTAAATTTTAGAGAATTATGTTTGGTTGGTTTATTTGGTATATGTTAATGATGAGTGATAGTTCTCGGGGAGGAAGATTATTGCCAACACCTCCAAGACATCTAATGTCAACAAGACCGGAAAGACCTGTTAAAAAAAGTAAAAAGAAAAAAAAGAAATAAGATATGGCGGCAAGACAGAGTAGTATCATAGATAGATATCAAGAATTGATGGAACAACAACAGTTGGGAGGTTGGATTACTAACAACCCTTGTAATATTAGTCCGGTTTTATCTACTGTTGGATTGGAAAGAAGTTATGTCCGTAATGAATTTGAATTGGATATAACACCTTTAAATAAATTTGTTAAGAGGATGTTTCCATTTGTTATTGATGTATCATTCTTAAAAGTTAATGAATCGAAATATACGGATGGGAGAAGAATACTTGATAATCCTCAAATAAAATTAATTGTATCTCCCACCCATAGGGCAGAACTTTATAGTGAGGATATTGAAGATAAAGTTAAAAACCATATTCGTAAGAAATTAATCCCCTTACTAAAAACTATGTATGAAATTAGTACGGGGTTTGGACTGGAGATATATTTTGGAAGTGAACGTTCGGAGACAATATTAGAACATTTAGATTAGATGACAAAAATTGAAAAAGAGATTGTAAAACTCATTGAGGAAAAATTTGGTTATCCTTATATGACTTATGACAAGGCAGAACAAACTTGGACTAATAATTATTTTCTATATGATATTAAAAGTGAAACAATTTATAGTTCCGACAATGTTAAACTTTATTTATCAAAACGATTTGGAACCAAATATATCGAGAACAATTATTTTAATTTAATATCGAAATGGTTTAAGATGAGTAATAAATATGATGTGAAGCACGTTGTGTAGTATTTATTGTATATGGAACTTAACAAAATCATAAAGAAAGTATTACGGGAATCAATTATTAATTGGGAGTTACATCATAAGATTAACAAAACCCCAAATATTATTGAAACCGAATCCAAATATTCTCCTGAAGAAAGAAAATTGAAACTAATCCAAAAATATTTGGATAATGTATTAACACCACAAAATGAATTGATACATGATGCAAAGGTTTATAGGTTAACTGATAGAGATGAATATGCCATCACAATTTGGGTTAATACTGAAAGACCTCTTAATAGAGATGAATATGATGGATTGGTTGATAATACTTGGGACGAGATTGTCAATATGTTCGATGTCCCGGTTTCAATTCGAAGAATTCCGACAAAACGTTAAAATACACAACCCTTCACCTTGAAGGGTTTTTTATTTAGAAAATATTTCATATCTTTACCCAAAATAATATTCATGGAAAACTCACACATAGAAGAATGGGACTTAAGAGGTTGGATGGGTGTTGAAGAACCAACCCCACACGCTCAACGAGAGTGGAATAAAACACTTATCAACAAAATAATGATGGTGTCAAATAAGATACATCAATCATCAAGACGAGTTGGTGCGGATACAATAATAATGCATCCGGAACTTGAGATATTATTACACCCTGACCAATACGATGATTTTAGAAAAAAATTGTCAAATGGAATTGATGTCATCTTGGACCCGACCATGGAGAAAGACCGAGTTGAAATCAATTGTAGAAAGGTGTTAGATGATTTACAATTCATTACATTCTCGAGTGAGGATGAGAACACAATCGATTTTAAACCTCTTATTTCTTGTTCAGAAGATGAAGTTATAAAATACATTGAAGGTCTTGTTGGATTTGTTTTAATTGATAACATTTAGAGACATGGAAACGGAAAACGCATATAGTGACTTACTATCCCATTACAATAATGTTTGGGGTAATCTTCTAAGTGACGCATTAATTAGAGAAATCAATTCATTTCAGGGGAATAGTAATCCTTGTTGTGAAATAGAATTACCGAAAGAAAAGAAATCAGAAAAACCAAGATTTAATCAAACCAAAAAATAATTCTTAACTACAAGGGTTTTTTAATTATAAATCTATTTATAGGTAATGAAAAGAATACACACACTTACCGAATCTGACCTTAATAGAATTGTAAAAACCGTTTTGGAAAATTTTAATGCAAGTGAATACGAGGATGAAGACTTTATTGAGGTTTTTCTTAGTTATTTTAGGCCGTGGGTTAAAAAAACACATGGAGATGAAATAGGTCAATATCCGCTTTCTTTATTGATTAAAACTCATATTGAAGAATTTGCTAAAGATTATGCTCTTGAAGATTTTACCCCTAGATATTATAGTTCTTATCGTAATATGAGTATTCTTGGGAGGTCATTGGCTGAAAAAGGCATTCACCAAATGCCAAATCTTAGAAACAAAGGGCTTTTTCTTGAAAAATATAAAAAGTCGATTACTTTTTTTATTGAAAGGTTAAAACTACCTGAATGGATAACTCTTAATTTAACTGAAGAGTCTCCTTATATTGTACGTGGTTATTTTAAAGTTGATTGGGATAAAGCAATTCGTGACAAATCTGAAGAAAGTTATAACGCATCAAATTTATCACAAGAATTTATTGATGGATTAACTAATTTTACCGGTATAGAACTTGGTAGTCCAGCTCATGGAAGATTGGATTTAAATATAAGAGGTTCATTTGAATATGATGGTGTTGATGAATGGATTAAAAATACATTAAATAAAGAAATAAAAAAGAAAATTAGAGCACTCCCTAATTCCCATGTATTACACTCAGTAAAATTTGTATTATCAGGTGGTAGTGCTGGAGGGTATATCACATTAACTTATAAAAGTAACGGATGGAGATACTCGAGTGATTTTACTAAAGATGTTCGTGAATTATTAGGTAATTTAGGATACAATACGGACATATTAAGAGTAGGTAATTAACATGGAATATAAAATCAACAGTCAAGACAAAACAATAACCATTTTTAGTGAAGGTGGTAATGTGGAAGAAATTAAAGCAATAATGGAAACGTTTAAGGGATATACACTTTTAACCGGGCCTCAAAAAGAAAAAAAAGAATGTGTTTGTAACCCTAAAAAAGGTGGTGACGGCATTTGTAAATGTGATTAATATGTGGAACGTAAATGTAACAATTAAGAATAATACCGATTATACAATAACTACGGTAAATAATTATTCACCTCAAGAGGTAATACAACCTAATGGTGGTGAATTCAGTTGGAATACAACTGAACCAAACAATTCAACATCAATTAGATTTTGGAAAGTACCAAATCAATGGTATATGCAAGGCGGAGTTAGTTTTGGACCTGAGGCAGGTGTTTATGTTGATAGAGGATGGATGGCAAGTGATGACCAAACAATTTCTATGACGGCAGTTGCAAATGGAAAAAGTTGGAGCCAAACTTCTAATGGTGGGGAAACCCTTTTATCTTGGGATGAGTTTGAGCAAGGTGGTGACATTGAATTAACATTTGATAAAATATAAAATGCTCAATTCATTATTCCTTATTTTCATAAAATGATTATAATTAAATATGAGTGATACAATAGGAACAATCCAAGTAGAAGAAAATGAAATTATCTTAAAACCTTTTGAAGGCCCCGAAGAAACTTGGGAAGCGTCCAAAGCGTTAATCAACACAGTCGGGACAAAATTTATCTTTTTTGAAGGTAAAAAGTATTATCCAAAAAAATAATAGAACCCACCAATAGGTGGGTTTTTTATTTATCATCGTATTTATAACATATGACAAGAGAAGAAGTAAATCAGTCACTCAAAATGTTTGAGAAATTTTTAGAATCTGAAAAAGGTCTTGAAATTGCTCATAGATATTCTGATGATATTTGGTTTAAATTAGATGATATCCAAACAATTACCGGAGTTAGGGATACTTTATATCCTTCAGGGAAATATAACATTTTTATTGAAGTTGGTCATCCGTTTGATTCTAATGTTATGATAAAATGGAAAGATGTTCCAAAAAAGAAAGATATTGAAAAAGACTTAGAACAATATCTTCCATATTTTGGTTTTAGTTCTCAAGTAGGGATTGCAATAATGTAATGAATTAAAGTTTTACCTCAAAACGATTCTTCATTATTTTCAATTTATCTTCCGGAACCCCATGTTCATTAACACCATCGTGTCTATTTTCAACGATTAAAGAATAAACTCTATATCCGTATTTTTCAGCTAAGTCAAAATATGGTTTCATTTCCCACTCCTGTGTAAATGTGTTTGACACTACAATACGAGACTGGTTTAAAACTGTCATACCTTTTTCAACACCTTCTTGACACCATTGATGTGCATCTTTTAATCTAGTAATATCAAACTGATATTTATTATCTTTCATAAAATACATATCCGCTTCAAAATGAATACCACTTATTGATTTTGCCAATGTTGACTTACCACTTCCCGGTAATCCTCTTAATAGAAATAATTCTTTAGTTGTCCCTTTAGTTGTTTCAATATCCGTTATGGCCTCCGATAAGTGATTATTTATGTTTCTCATAATGTTATTTACCTTTAAATAATTCTTTCATTAATTTAGTGGTCATTTCATTTAAATCTTCAGGAGAGTTTGGAATATTACCCCAAGTTGGATTCATTTGAGATGGGAATTGTTTAAATTTATTTTTATACTCCTTCACTAAATAAATGGCTAATATAAGAAAAGAAATTAAAATAAGACAAAGGACGGTTAAAATTACATTTAAGTATATCATAGTTTTTTTTTTTAGAATAATATTAAATAATGATTAATAAGTCAAATATGGTTATTTAGGTATTTATAAAATATGAAATATATCATTACAGAATCACAATACAAATTACTAACCGAAGACTTAGGGGTTTCCCGTGCGTCTATCCCATTTACAAATCTAATTTACGACTTTGTTAGTGGAAAAGTTAAGAGTTTATTTAATTCAGATAAAAAAATAGAGGAAACACTTAAATTATCTCTAAAAGATATTTTCCCAATTTATAAATCTAATTTGGAAGATTTTATTGAACTACCAATTGAAGAAATTATAATCAAATTTTCTTTTGAAAGATTGGATGAGAATCCAATCCCTGAAGGATTCCAAGTTTTAGCTTATGCAGATATGATTGATAATGGTTCTTATATAAAAGAACCTAGCAAATATTTACCAAAAAGTTTTTCGGATGAGATTCATATGTCATTGGTTGCAGGTTTTGAGTTTCAATTTATAATCAATAAAGATTTTGAAGATATTGATGAGATGATGTATGATTTTAGGGATTCTGTATTACATGAACTCAATCATATGTATGAATATTACAACAGAGCATTAAAAGGTGAAAAAGGTTTGGATACCACTTTATCATTTATGAAAAAACCTTTTGAGATGTTTGACACCGGACTAAACGAAGAAGTTCTTTCTGTTTGGAAACAATTTTTATCTTTATTGTATATGTCTGAACCTTATGAAGTAAGAGCGATGTCTCAAGAAGCGTATAGTAAAAGATTGAGAATGCCATTTGAACAATTCAAAACTACCAAATATTGGCAATATTGTCAGGGGATGATTAACTTTGATGCTAGCGATTATTATGAATATATTTTGGAACTTATTGAAGATTTACCTCAAGAAGAACAAAATACCCTTTTAAAAACACTTCACACGTATTTTATTGCTTACTATGAATTTAGTAAAAAGACGGGATATAACAATCCTTTGGATAAAAAAATAATGAACACCGAAAATATCTTGGATTTAATGAAATATTTCCAACCAACAATAAATAAGATGGGTGAAAAGTTAAGAAGAAATTTCATTAGGTTATATTCGTTAAATCCTGAATAGTATGGATGTTATTATTAGTGAAAAACAAAAAGAAAGGATAAAATCCACAATTAAAGAAATCGTTGAGGATATTAAGGTTCCATTGTCAATAAAAGTTGGTGTTGAAATGACGGATAACGGTTCCATATATGTTTTAATTAAATTGAAAAATTATTTAATGAGTAAATCAAAAACAAAATACCAATTATTAATTCGTGATAAAATAAAAAATTATGTTGGTTTAGATGTTGAAGTTATAATGATTGAGAACTCAGACATTGATTCTTAATAATTGAGAACTCAGACATTGATTCTTAATTGACAAAATAAAATACTTTTCATATATTTCTAAAAAGATAAAATATGACTAAAGTAAAAATTTCTACAGACAAAGGAGATATGATTGCCGAACTATACGACAATGAAACTCCAATCACAGTAAACAACTTCAAAGATTTAATTGGTAAAAAATTCTATGATGGATTAAATTTCCATAGAGTTATTCCTAATTTCGTAATCCAAGGTGGATGTCCTAATGGTACAGGTACCGGTGGTCCGGGATATAACATCCCTTGTGAGGTTACTTCATCAAACCAATTCCACGATAGAGGAGTATTATCTATGGCACATGCCGGAAGAAATACAGGTGGTTCACAATTCTTCATTTGTCATAGTAGACAAGGTACTCAACATTTAGATGGTAACCATACTTGTTTTGGGAGAGTAACTGAAGGTTTAGAAATTGTTGATTCAATTCAACAAGGTGATAAAATCAACTCAATTACCATATTAAATTAAAAAAACCCCCGTATGGGGGTTTTGTTATATTTATATAATAAAACTATTTATAGATATGGGAAAAAAATATAAAGTTAGGTTAACTGAACAAGATTTAATTGATATGATTTCAAAACAAGTAACAGGTAAAGGTGCTGCTGACATCATTAAAGATTATGTAGGTAAAATATTGAATCCTAAATCATCCACTTCTACAGATTCAACTGATAAAATTAAGGACAATCCGTCAATGTTAGGTGATAAAGAAAGTGATATAAAATCAATAACAACAACAGATGATGATTTCTATAAAGAAGTTTTATCATGTGTTGGTGCAAAACCTACTAAAGATAATATGTCATTTATGTATGCTTGGAGACAAGCGGAAGGTGGTAAGGCCACTAATAATCCATTTAACACTACACAAAAAATGGCTGGTGCAACAAATTATAATAGTGTTGGTGTAAAAAATTACCAAACACAGGGAGATGGTATTCAATCTACTTGTAAGACATTAAAAAATGGAAGATATAATGATATTATTGATGGACTTAAAAATGATGTAGGTCTATTTGAATTATCTAGAATGAAAGGACTTAAAACTTGGGGTACAGGTGATTTATTGGCCAAAGTTGCAGATGGTTATTTAAAAGGAAGTAGTCCAAAACCACCATATATCGCATAACATGAAAAAGGATAGTAAAAAAGTTGAAAAATTATTAGACGCTTTTTTTGCTCATAGTACTGTTCACCCACAACCAGTTCTTAATATCATAAAAGAAATGAGGTCAACTTATGATGGTGATTACCCTTATTTTGAATTGGTTTATGATGCCAGTAATTACAACAACGGAAATGAAATGGATAAGTTAATTGAGTCTGTTACCGGATATACCGGATTAAGAGAAGGTCGTGACTATTGGTTAGGTGTGACTTGGCAATATTTAGAAGTTTAAAATGAAATACATAATAACGGAAAGTAAATTAAATCAAACGGTTAAAAATTACCTAAACAACACTTTGGATGTTGAGAATATTAATTGGACTCATTTAACTGATGATTGGGGTCAGGAACAAGACGCAATTGAATTTTATTTAGGTGATTATATGGATGATGAAACATTGTTCAGGTTATATGGTGAAGACTATTGGACCGGAGCTTCAGATTACCGAAAACCATTAAGTCCAATGTTGTATGTTGAAGACCAAGGACTTCTTAACTCATTAGAAGGTTATTTTAACGATAATTGGAAAGAAGGGTTTAAAGAGTGGTTTGTTGAAACGTTTAAAATTCCCGTTAACACAATAGATTATTACTTATGATAAACGATTTTCAAATTAAAGGACTTGAAAAATTAGTTAATAGTGATGTTATTAAAAGCATCTACCCTATTGTTGGTGAAATTGAAGTCCACAATAGTGATAACCCTTTTGATGTTCTTGAAGATACTTTACACCTTAACATTTATTTGAACATTTATTTGAATGAACCAAAAGAAGAAGATGATTTATGGGATAAATTTAATTTTGATGAACATTGGATGGTTGACCACCATATTAGGAGATTATTACCTTATCTTGGTATTGATAATGATAAAACATCAATAAGATTTAGTGTATACGATGCTAATATGGATATGATTAAAACTAACGATTTTTAATATGGATTTTTTAAAATTTGCAATAGTTTGGATGGGTTCCAATTTAGCGGTTCCATTTTGGGTTGTTGGTCATGTTCATTTAACTGTGAATGTCTATGAGGATATCCATGAAATAATTGCATCATTCGGAATGAATATTTTGGTACTGATGGCTTTTTGGTTGGAATGGAAAAAACATAAAAAAGAAACAAAAGAGTAGTTACAATCTAAAAAAAAATAATACATTTAATAAAAAGACAAAAATATGGCGAATTTAACCCAAGACGAAAAAGCAAGATTGTATAATGATATGATAATGAGATATCAAAGAATGCAAGAAGAAGTAAGACAAATTAAAGCTGAAAATTTTGAGGTTTCAGATGTTGACCAACAAAAAATCAATTTAATCGAAGCTAAAATGAAAAGACTCTTTAACGATTCACAAAAATTATATTAATAAATAACCCCTCCGAAGAGGGGTTATTTTATTTTACATTAAATTTAAATCCGGTTAACTTCTCAATGACTTCAATTTTAACTAAATTATTTTCAATACCATCTGGTTTATTTGTAGTGTTATCAAAAAGATATGAGTAGTATGTGTTACTTTTTTTTATGTAAACAACTTTCCAACATTGTTTAGGAACCGATACTCTACCAATTCTCTTAATCTCACCAACATTCCCACACCAAACTTTAATACTATCTTGTTCGGTAGCTAACTTACGAGTTAATGTTTCTAATGATTTCCAATCACCAGCATTTAACGAATGATATTGTGCCGACATATTTGAAAAGTAGAAACACTCATCTTGAACTTGTGGTGTTTGACAAAGATTATCTGCTGCTGGCATCATATGACCTCGGTCGGTACCACTACCAATATAATCTTTTAATAAATCTGTTTCTTTTGGTAATTGAGGGTCCGGTTTAAAGTTATCTTTTCGTTTGAGAGGTGTTTTACAAGTCACCATAGACTTTGTTGTCCACCATTCAACTAAGACCGGGTAATGTTTAGTTTTACTAAATACGGTTGTATAATTAGTGTGTTTAATTCTAATAGTATCTTGGCTAAATAATAGTGAAGACATCAGAATAAATCCTAAAGTTAAAATAATGTTTTTCATACCAATAAATACTTAATATGAACATTTCTCACAAACATAAAACAATTTGGTGGGCACCTGAAAGGTGTGGGACTAAAGCAACTGCCCATATTTTTAGACATTTTGATTTTGACTACACAGGAGTGTTGGGTAACAAAGATTTACCTAAAAGTGCTCAATACCAATCTCATGTGTTAACATTACCAACAAATGAATATTCTGATTATAAAGTGATTTGTAGTATTCGGAACCCTTATGATAGAATGTTAGGTGTTTTTTTGTATTTTGTTGGTTCAGGTAAATCATTGGTTTATTTTAAAGATAAACATAACTTAATGGTTGATAATTTTACAATTTTCATAAATGAATTATTTTCTTATAAAGAAATAAAACCAAAATTTGGGATTGAGTCTAAAAGGGATAAAGTAATTCTTGACAGTTACATTTCAAAATATAATTTTGATGTAACTATTCCATCTGATTTTATTAGAATGGAAAACATTATAGAAGATATTAGTAAAATTGATTTTATTAAAGATAGTGCCCTATTATCTTCAGGGTATATTGATAATTTTTTATCCAAAAATAACTATATTAGTTCTCGACCATATAAATTTAATTCACTTTATACTATGGAAACCGCTAAAAAAGTTTATGAATATCATAAACAATTTTTCCTAACTTTAGGGTATGACCCATTCTCTTTTACAACAGAAGAACTAACTAACGAAGAAAAAATGAGGTTTCTTCATGAAATAATATAATTATTGATATATTTATAGACATGGGAACTAAAAGATTTACAATTACGGAATCAGAAATTGACTCAATCAAAAAACTTTATATGATTGAACAATCTGAAGAAAAAGAAGATAGAAAATTCTGCCACGGTGGAAATGTTAAAACATTGGATGATATAATGGGTGACGATGAGTCAGAAGATTATATTGATGGTGTTACAATTAGAAGAAATGGTGTTAACGGATTAGTTGATAAACTTGAGTTATTGAAAACTCTTAGATTACACCCAAAAGTTTCGGATGGTGGAGAACATTTAGCGTCTGAAATTATGAATCATTTAAAGGGTTTCAAACCTTACAACTATTTTGATGAAACAAAGAAAGAGTGTAATAAAGCCATGGATAAAATCATTGAACTTTACAAGGAGAATGAACATGGTGAAGAGTTAGTTAAAGACATCGAAAAGGTTTATATGATGAATCATGTATCTGCAAGAGCTAAAGAATTCTTAAAACATGGAATCTCAATGATTAAAGGTCAATAAGTTGAACTTTCAAAAAATATAATTTATAATTAGTGTTCCAATTAGGGACACTTTTTTTTTATGTCAACACAATCACACATCGACAAGGTAGAGTTAAAGGCGAATTTACTTTCGTACCCATCTCATGTTGGTGCACCAAAGATAGATGTCCCCGACTTAACATCATTTAAGAAAAACGGGACCGACCGGGTGAACAAAATTTATGACACAAAATATAAAGAACTCATGAGAGACGCAGAGAACCTTTATAATTCATTTATTCTTAACCAAGAGGTCTATGAGTCATCTTATCGTTTTGAACCCATTATTGGTCAAATTTACCACCTCTATGAAGATGTTAAAGGTAATAAGTTCTTATCTCTCATTGAACCCAATACGTGGAGACAGAAACACGTTTATTCTGTCATTTTAAATTCAGATATGACATGGACAAAGATAGAGTAAAACGATTATGTGAAACGGTTTTAGGGATTTCATATAGCGGGGTTACAATATGTGATTTTGATATGACACCCACGTTTAAGTATGATAAAAATTTAAGTAAATGGGTTCCGGATTCATTTGCATTGTTTGTCCAAATTAAATCACCATTACCGAGAGAATCTTATAGACCAACAAATGTCCAAGAAACTTTGGAGGGTGTGTTAGGTTTTGAATGTTGTGTAGATTTCGCCTAACTAGTTCTAGTACTAGTGCTTATTTTTTTTTTTAGTTTTTTATTATATTTTATTGTTATATTATTATTCTTTTAAGAATAATAATTATTCGCTTCTCGACCAAAGTACCATTTTTTTATTAACAATGGTATATTTATTTAGAAATAGTTTAGAATATGCAAAACGAATCAGTTTGGACCGTCTTAATTACCGCATTGACAGTATTAGGTTCCGCAAGTGCTTGGAGATTTTACGAAAAAAGAGCGTTAAGAAAAGAAAAAGATGAAGATTTTATCAGACATGATTGTAGAGATAGAATTGGGAAATTAGAAGTTTTATTACAAGAAAGTAGTAAAGAGAAGGATATTATGAGAGAAACTATCTTAAAATTAACCGAATCCGTTGCTCAATTAGCAATAAAAGTTGAGTTCTTACAAAAAGAGAATAATGAACTTCATGACTCTTTAAAAAAATCTAGAATAGCTTAAACGTCAAATCTAACATAGGTACTAATTTTAGAATCCGGGAAAAAATACACAATGGAATCTTGAATTAAAACATGAGCAAGTGTATCATTCATCACATCTTCATTGATGATATCACCTAAATAGATAACAACCTCCAACATAATAGAATTATCTGTTACTCCGGTTTTCATCGAGTGAACGATAATTCGTGCCTTATCCCCATAGAATTCTCTAACCGCGTCTCCACGGAAATCGTTAATGTAACTTTCGATTAGGCGAAAGAATCTTCGTTTCTTATCTAACATAATAAGAAATATAGTTAATTTTTTTGATTTGAAAACAAACTATTTACCTTGTCCTTTGTATGACTTCTTGTAGTTTTTAGATTGTTTTAACTTAGATGTCTTAGTTTTTGAATGAACACCCGGACGACTAACTTTTGAAGTCTCTAATTTAACTGATGAGTTTGAACCTGTATTAACTTTTGCCATGTTATAAGTTTTTTAGATAAATAGTGTTTTTTTGATATTTATTGTTAAGTAAATTACCAAATACTATGAAAAAATTTTTTAGCGAGTTATTCAATGATAGTAACTCAATTAATGAGAAAAGTGTTGTTGGCTTTTTAGCCTTCATCATGATGACTGTATTCGCAATTGCGGATATTGTCACAGGTTATTTAGGTCAAGACCTAGTAATAAACGAGTTTATCTTCAACGCCTTTATGTGGTTAGTTTTAGGTTCATTTGGTATCGGTTCGGTAGACAAATGGATTAACAAAGGTAAAGGTGAAGAAACTGAAGAGTAAATTAACTAACCCCTCCTAATCGAGGGGTTTTTTATTTATTGAGGTATTTATAAATATGAAAATTAAAATTACCGAATCTCAATTTAATTTATACTTAAAGGAACAAAATATTGTAGATGTTGCAAAATCTTTAGAGGTTGTTATGCCGACAATTTCCCCAATTCCAAAAAGTAAAACACAAGCGGCTAAGGTTATACCAAAAATATTAAATTCTGAGGGTATTGGTACTTATGATTTTTCTACTGACGGGACTGACGTTAATTTAAATTTAGATGTTAAAAAAATGGTTGATAGAATTCGATTTTATCAATATTTTATTAGTTTACAAGAGGAAACTGATGGTCGTGGGTTCTTCTTTGAAGGTTTGATGGCTGGGTTATTTACCGGTGGAGTTGCAATACCAACAACTGAAGGTAATCGAGAAGGTACTATGGCTGACATTATGATTGAAGGGGTTCCTTATTCTGTTAAACTCACAATTCCCGGGGAAAGATATTCACTAGGGTCATTAAATAAAGGTTTAAAAGTTGCGTTACAAGGTATTTCAGAAGATGATACATTATCAGTTGAAGGTATTAAAAAACCATATGATTTAATGAAAAAAGGACCTGAATATGATTTTTATAAAAATCAAATGATGCAAGTTTCTTTTAATAATGTAAATTGGATATTTGGAGTATTACCTAAAACGGGAAATGTTATTGAATACACTGTAAAAAATAACGAAGAAGTTATGGATATGTTGTTGAGAAAAGCAAATTCAGGTAAAGTTAGTTCTTCGATATCATTATCTCATAATGATGCTCTATCAGGAAATAGAAAAACTATTACTTTTCCGATTATAGATGTAAATAAAATAAATAACTTTAGGTATAACAAAGAAAGAGGTCAAAAAGTTGATAAAATTGCTGAATTATTTGGAAAATATTCAAAAAATATTCGTTATGATGTTTTGGAGTATATTAGAAAAAATCCTGACGCTTTCTTAAAAAGAGTTATAAATTTATATGGTGACAGATTGAAAGATTTAATATAATTTTATATCTTTGCACCTATGGCAATAGAAGTTACTAAAAACACAAAAAGACAAGTAGTTTACGAGGATGAACAAACAACTACCATTTGGAAGTATGACTCATCTGTAACAACTTTTGGACCCGTAGAGGTCGAAATTCGGTATAAAAAGGGGTATGAATGGTCTGACCCATCGAAGAAAAAAACTTTAGGCGAATTAGCTAAAGAAGATAAAAAAAGAACTACAAGGAAATCAAAGGTTTCTTAATTGTTTGTCTATAAGGAATTTTAGACTAACAAGAGTGTCTTTGTCTAATTTAGGTATGAGTTTTTCAGTGTTTTCTAATAATTTTCTTGGATTACGAGATTCTCGTAGATTATTTGGTGCGTCTTTAACTATATCAATTTCCCAATCATTCATTTCAAAATTATCATATTCGGTATCTTTTAAAACACCGGAATAAATATCCCAATCATCGTTGTTTCTTTGTAAATATAAAGAATCTCTCACCCAATCTTTATCATAACATGAGAAAAGAGTTTCATAATATTCGATATATGTACAACTACCTTGAGAAGTGTATTTAACCAAATAATCTTTGGGTTGTGGAATTATAAGTTGTTCTATAATTGACTTATCTCCATTAGATATTCGAGAAAGTAAACCACTATTAATTTCTAAAAATTTAATAAAAAACTGAACATCTTCTTCGACCACTGATTCGTTAAAATACGTGGATACTTGTTTAAGTATATCTTCATTAGAGTCGTATATGTCCTCATAATTATGAGTAATATCATCCCATTCAAATCCGTCTTCGATAAGTTTATTCGCAATAAAAACTAATTGTTTTTTTGGGAATCTTGAAAAAGTACTTTGGTCTGCCATACTAATAAATACAACAAAAGGTGGTTATTCACCACCTTTATGTTCTCTTTTTAAATAATCAACTAATTCTTGTAATTTGTCCGAATCTTCCGGGTTAAAGATAAATTCATCAAAAGCTCCGTATTTACATTGCCTCCCAAAGATATATCTCAAACCATAAGCAACTCGTTCCCAAAAAGGTCGTTTGTTTAAATGAATGTGAAAATAACACATAGGGTGTGCTAACCCATTATCTAATTCATCTTCTTCATAAAGAATGACTAATTGATGTTCAGTTGAATGACAACTACAAATTAATAAATCTTTTTTATTTTCCATCTTCAATAAAATTTACTTCGTTTGTGTCCGGATTCCAATCAATAGTCATTGGTCTTTGTGCGTAATTATATCTTTCATCTAATACTGCAGAATTAAAATGATGAGTATTATTTTTCATAACATAACCATATCCTGTGTGGATATGACCAACATTGTGAAGTTTAACATTCAATCTTTCTAATCTTTCTGCCAATAGTTCACAACCTAAATTATTGTGTCTTCTACCTTCAACAGTGTCTAATATACCAAACGCAGGTCCGTGAGTAAGTAAGATATCAGTATCATCAGGAATTCCTTCCCATTTACCTGACAAAGCAATACCATTTTTTTGTAAATTGAAAGCCCAATCGTGAAACCAAGGTTGCCAAGGACTACCGTAGATTTTTACTTCTCTTTCATCACCAACTTTGATTACCAATTCACTATCTTGAAGGTATGTAATTCCGGTGTAGAAATCTAAAATCTCTTTTACCTTCTCAACATTGTCTTGGAAACCCCAATCGTGGTTCCCTGCGATGAATACCTTGTGAGTATAACCTTCAATGTTGTTAAACCATTTACAGAACTCTCTAATTTCGTGTTCGTAACCCATAGATGATATATCACCACTATGTACCAATAAATCACCACCCGGTAAATCACCGGTAATTTGTTTGTGTTTGTTGTGTGTGTCTGAAATAAGTGTTACTCTCATTAGTTCTAATTTTTTACAAAGATAATAAAAAGATTTTTAATCTTCATCATAATCTTTCCTATCTTCATCTTTATCCCAAAGATTAATATCTAATTTGTCATCTTCATTCCAATCTAACCAATCTTCTCCTTTATAATCAGGGTGATTTTTTTGCATATTTGTAATTGCGTTAACCCATAAAATGGATATAACAAGAACAACAATAAACATCAATAAATAAACTTTCCACATAACTATTTCTTTTTAATTTCGTCTACAATTAAGGCTATAACCATGGTTGCAATTAATGACCCCATAATAACTAAACCAATGTAAGATTCTGATTCCATATTTACAATTTACTGATAAATATGGTGGTCAGATTAATCCCACCATCCTTCGATGTTTTCTTCCATTATTTTAAACAACAATTTTCTAACTCTATCGTGATTGATGTATCCGATATTCATAGCAATTAATTGTTTATCATCCTCACGTCCTTCTCTATCAATAGGACCTTCACCATTTAACACTCTTTTGTAAATTAATGGGTATTTTTTGAAATAATCATCAAAATTCTCTTCCAATGTTCTTGATTCCCAAGATGATAATCTTTCGTCACCCGGAATTGGCTCAAACCAATGTTTTGTTTTATGATAATCTGAGTATTCTGACGAATAAAACTCATCTTGAACCAATTTCATTAGTTTAACACACAATTTCATTCTTTTTGCGTCTAACTGAGCTCGAGTATGTAAATCTCTACGACCAATATAGTCGGATTGAGACGATAATTTGTGTTTCATTATCTCAAAAATGTAATGACTATCCCAATTTCGGTCTTTCCATATGATTGGGAACCAATAAATTAGGTTTTTTACACCTCTTTTGAATTCAAGATGTAAATATTTCCCTTCGTGGTCCCACCATAATGGAATAAACCGTAATTTTCTTACAATCCATGGTTGTTTTTCACGTTTTTCCGCCCATTGTTCAAATATGTCTTTTTCTGGTTCCATTTTTTAATATTTTTTACAAAGATAGTAAAAAAATAAGACCCGTCAAAATAAATTTACGGGTCTTTTGGAAAAAGATATATGAGAACACTCTCAAAGGAGTGGTGTGTATGAATAAATACACTAATATTCTAAAAAAGTTCAGTTAGTCGTATTGTGAACGAACTTTTTTTTGAATGTTATAGAAATTCTTTTTTGATGAAAACTACTCCAAAAATTATTTCTCAATCTTCTTAAGAATTTTGATTCAATACTATTAACTCCGGTATCCAAATGATTAATAACCCAAAGATTAAAACATTTTTCTGCACAGTCTAAATGTTCTCTTGTTTGAGAAGATTCTAAAACTTTTACCGTCCATTTATAGTTGGTAAGTGCCACTTTTAAGTTAGTAGATATTGCCATAGTTTTATTTTTTTTTTACAAAGGTAATGAAAAAAATAAAATATCAAAAAATTATTTTAATAAATTATAATATTCTTTAAAATGTTTAATTCTATCAGGTAAACCAATAGTTCCACCATTCACTCTTTTAGTTACTGCCGTTACTGTTGCGTCGTCAGCTCCTTTATCACAAATAGACCAAAGTTTGTTTGAGTCAAAGAAGAATGCCGCAGATGCTAATGGATATTTTGTTGCAACCAAATCAGGATTTGATACAGTATCTTCACCGATAAATTTCGCGAAGTTTGTATAGTTTTGTTTTCCTGTTAATTGAATATAACCTCTACCTCTGAATTTAAACCCATCTTTTGTTGATTCATCACCATTACCCATTCTTCCACCATATACTTTTGATGCAATTTTTTCAGGGTTTCTTGCGTAAGATTCTGCTAAGTTGCCCGGAAAGTATTTTGGGAAGATTTTTTTAAGACCATCCGCAGAATAATTTACATTTTCAGAAACTGCTTTAAATCCACCTGATTCATGACCACATTGTGCCAAGAAATGAGCTAATCTTAATGGATTAGTGATGTTGAATTTTTTTGCAGTGTCAGGTATTTGAGCAATTACTGATTCCGGAATGTGTCCTTTTAATTTTTCTAATTTGAATGGTCCTCCCGATGGAATAACTACATCTTCTTTAATGATTTCCCCCGGAAACATCTTTTTCCAAGTTCCATCACCAACAATCCCGTCAGATGTTAATCCATTTTTAGTTTGCCATTCTTTAACCAATTTCTCAGTTCCAGGTCCAAAAACACCATCGGGTGTTGTTCCTAATTTTGATTGAAGTTTTTTAACTTCTTCGCCTTTTGAGCCATTTTTTAGTATCATAGTAATTTACGTTTTTATTACTATAAATACTTTAACTTTAGTCCTTTTTACCCGTTCTTATTAAATAAAAATTTGAGGACCCACCATTTATTGGGGAATTAATGGTAAAACTTTGAACACCGGGATAAGAATTTCTCAAATCATTAGTTGAAGAATTTAGTATTGAATATTGAGATGGTATTAAAATTCTTGAGTCAGGAATTGAATTTGTCCAAGAAGAAAATCTACCTGATTTTTTCATAAAAATGTAATATGAATCTGATATATTAATTCTACCATCATTATTAACATCATATCTATAATAATCTAATGATGTTAATGTTCTTGATATTGATTTGGTGTTTGATTGTTGTGCGTCAATATTTTCTAATGAAGGTGGAGTGGATGGGGTACTAATTTGTAAATACCATTCAACTGAAGGGTTTGAAGCTTCATTAATTGAGTATCTCCCATTGGAATCTGTGTAAACACTTTTTACGTATGCCCATTCCGTAAATGTTACAATATACTCAAACTCCAAAACATATGGTAATGAAATATTAGGTAAATCATTCCATTTACCACCACCAACAAATTGAATATAATCTTCATTACCTGCGTTATTTGGTTCCCCACCATTCCAATTAGACCAAGAAAAGGGTTCATTTGTAACCCATCTCCAAGTACCTTCTGACACTTCATCTGTTAATCCAATCCAACCATTTGGCCATAGATTAAATATAAAGTTATTCTCAGCGGGTGAAGTTACAGTAACTAAATGACCTCCCATGTTTAAACACGCCTGTCTTGCATCCGTCCAAGTCATAGAACCGGTTGAACGATAATATGAATGTCCGTTATAATTATTTTGAGAGGTAAACCCATTTAAAGTTGGTGTTGTTCTTTTATACAACTTTACTTCCATATTTTGAATACCACCACCTACCGAGTTATAGATATAACCCGAGTAAGTAAAATTTTGACTCCAAGAGATTGTTGAAAATAAAAGTAATATGTAGAATAACTTTGTCATTTATAGTTCTAATGCGTTTTGTATTGCTTTTTTTAATGCCGAAGAAAATGCCGATTTTTCAAAAGGGAGATTTTCATCCTGTAATTCTATAAATGTTGATTTTACATCAGTATTTGAATCACCAACACCTTTATATTCTTTACCATCTTTAGTGATAATTAAAGTAACTATTGTTTTTTTTCTTTTTCTTTCAAATGGCCCTAATGATATACCGGTTGACGGAGCTTCAATACTTTCTATTAATACTGAAACAGGTTTACCGTCTTCGCATATTGTATTGTTAACTGATAATATTTCTTCAGTAATTTGTTTAACTCCTAAAGTGAATCTTTTTGGGTTAACACCTTCGATATCTCCATTGTTTTTAACTTCTTTAACTGTATAACAATTTTGAGAGAAAGATGTTAGTGAACCTAACATCAATAATGTAATTAATAATTTTTTCATATTTAAAAATCTAAATTTCCACCTATTAAGATATTATTCATAATACCAAATTTCGGTGTTGTGTTTATGTTCATTCTCCAATTAGTATTCATTTTAAACGATTTTGATATGTTTACCGATAAAGAATTTCCGACCACTGAATTGAATGTTGTTGAAGTTCCTAATGTTCCCAAACCTAAATCGTAATATGGTGAACATATTGTTATAAATGTTTCTGGAGTCCATTTAATTTTGTTGGATATTTTAATTTCTTTATTTGCCATTAATACCGTATAAGGGACTAATATAAAATAAACGTATTTATGGTCTTCAAGCACTGTAGAACCTATTTGAACTCCAAAATTTATTTTATCAGTTAAAAACATTTTAGTAACACTACCCCCTAAATTAATCGTAGTACCCATCTTACCAAAATTAAAATGGTAATACAAGTTTTTATTTTTATAGTAAGAAGAATAGGATTGTTGTGTTAAATCAAATGTTAAAACCGCATTAACCCCAAACCCTTTACCTTCATTTATTTTACTCCATCCTAAACTTGTACCATGTCTCCATCCATCTTCATATGTTGGATTTTGAATTAATGCGAAATCGGCAGATGTTAACATAGGGTTAGGTTTAATTATAGAACCACCCCCAAATGATTTAGATTGAGTTCCAATTATATTATTTTGGGAATTTCCAAATAGTTCAGTAGAACTTGGTGTTGAACTAGATGGAGGAGGTGCGGGTTGACCGAATAAATTCCCACAAATTAATAAAGGTATTAGTATTAATAATTTTTTCATAGTTATAAAAATGCTTTAGCTCCAAGTAATACTTGGTAGTTTAGTGGTTGGTCGTTTATTTGTTGTACCCCACTAAAACTTAGGTTTAGTTTAAATTTTTTAGTTAATTTATAATCGACAGCAACAAATGGAACTGCTAATAGACCTGATTGATACCATATTCCCTCGTAATAATATACAAAAGGGGAATATACAATAACAAACATTGTTGTCATACCCATTTTTTTATTAACATTAAAACTACCAAATGCTCCACCTAATGTAGAGATACTTTGAAATTTAGATTCCCCTAAATTCCCTGTTGTGTAGTTAACCCCCACGGTTGTGGTGATTTTTTTTATTTGGTACGACTCCATTACAGAGGTTGTGTTAAAAAAATCTTTATCAAAATTCATCATAGATGAATTTGCAATAATAGTTGTTAATTTTTTATAACGATATGATGCAAATAATGTGATATTCGTGTTGTTAACTTGACTTGTATAATTAACCAACGCTCCTTTTGCAAATGTGTTTTTTGTGTTTGATGAAATGATACTCGTATTTACTCTTATTTGAGAAGGGTCAGTTCCTGCGGCGCTTCCTATTACTACAATATCTCCTGTCATCATTAAACTACCTTTTTTAACTGCAGCGACTTTACTTTTAGTTGATGAAGAGGTTGTTGATGATGAGGATTGTGCGTCATCAAGTTTTTCTTTATCTGATTTTTCAGTATTGTCTAATTTGACAGAATTAATCCCTCCTGTGATATTACTTACACCCGAGGAGTTATTAGTATTTTGTGTTGTGGAGTTATTAGTATTTGGTGATGTGTTATTACCGGAAGTTACAGGTGACTGAGACGACTGACCTCCTGTTGTAGTTGGGTTATTTGGATTTGAAGTCGTTCCTCCTTGCGGATTAGTTCCATTTCCAACTCCTGAACCATTGTTTTGATTTCCCCCGCTTTGCGAAGTTCCTGAATTTGTGTTAGTAGTTGTTGTACTTCCTCCGTTAATATTAATTGTTGCATTATTTTCTATTTTGGTTTTATCCTTCTGTCTTTCATTATTAGATGATACTTTTTCATCTGCTTGAATAATACCTTCCACATTTGACATACCTGCGGATGATATTGAAGACATTGAGGTTAATACAGTAGTTAATACTTGTATGTTATTGGCAGCAATTGTTGCGTTAACCGATGTGTTCAGTTGAAGACCTACACCACTACAAGGACCTGAAGGATTTTGAGAATTTACCTCATTTATCCATTGTTCCATTGCACCTGATTGAAGTTGAGCATATGTAAAACTTTGTACTGACCCATTATATGATAACACCACACTTTGTGATGGATTTGGAATAAAAATTTCCTTGGTTTTGGAAGTGCAAGGGTCTGCATACGAATATGTAAACCCTTGACCTAATACCATGGTTGTAAATATAAGAAATAAAAATGAGAATATCGTCTTCATTATTCTTTAAAAACCCCTTTTTTAATTAATTTAGAAACAACTCTTGAAGATGCGGTTTCTAACGATTTTTTTGTTGATATACCAATTGTTGATTGGTTAAATTTAATTTCATCAACATCATCTAATAACGATGATGTTTTCACTGTGTTAGACTCACCTAACCCACTACCAGTTATAACTTCACCGGTTTGGGCATCGACAAATCTAATCTGTAAACCTAAACGAGTTGTTTGAGTTATTTTAGCACCTTCACTTCCTTTAATCACTTCGTCTTCTGAGACACTGAAATCGTAAACTTCTATGTAAACAAAATAGTTAGCTAAAATTACATTACCTTTAACTTCTATTTTATTACTTGAAATTCCTTTATCAGACGCCTTATCTTGGGCAATCATTTTGTTTTTGATTTCCGCTTTATCCTCAGTGAATTTAAATCTATCTGTTGATTCTAAATACTCTAATACAATATTCGCAACCCCAAGACCTACTCGTTTATCTTTTAGTTCAGGATACATCTCATATACCTCATCGTTGATACCAATTTTTAATATTTGGATTGGTATTACAATGTCACCATTATAATCACTGACAACATCTAAAGATTGTTTTTTTTCAAAATCTGCTTTATAGTCCTCAGTTTTTATGGTTCCAATAGTTTGGGATAATCCAATACACGAAAAAAGTAAAAAAGGTAATAGTAATACTATTTTTTTCATATTACCAAGGGTCTTCTTCCGTTTTTGGTTTAGCAGGTGCTGGTTGTGCTGCTGGTTTTTCCACAACTTTTTCTCTGATAATTGTGTTAGTACCACCACCATTGTTTTGTTGTTTTTGTTGGTTTGTGTTGTTGTTTTGTAGATTGATAACTACAGGTGCGGCTGCAGGTTGTGCAACTTGTTCTGTTTTTGTTTCTTCTTTATCGTCACCATGACCTCCAAACAATTGTGTTGATAACCATATACCACCACCACCAATAACAGTAGTTAAAGTACCTATTATTGTTTTCTTTAATCCTGACCAAGTACCATCATTTTGTGTTTCTTGTGTTTCTTCTGACATTTTAATTTAATTTTAATTGTTTATTTCCTTCTTATAGGCTTTGGTGTCACAAATTGTGACACCATAAATTATTTACGGATTATCTTATTAGATTCTATTTCCGTACCTTTTTTAAGAGTAACTATGTAAGTTCCTGAAGGAAGGTAACCAACATTTGTACTATATCTGTGTTCACCTGAATGTAAATCAGTGTTAACGATTGTTTGAATTTCTCTACCACCCAAATCATATAAAGATAACCAAACATTACCTTCTTTTTCTACAGTAAATTTGACAGTGATGTCATTATCAGTTGGATTAGGGTATGTCACCATATATTCTAAATCGGTTGGTTTCATAACTCTCATGATTTGAATAATCCCATTTGTAGGTATTATTTTCAAATCTCGAGCGATTGAATTTCCTGAGAATTTTTTTGTAACATATAAAGGACTTACACCCCATTGACTTTGAATTTCTTTCGATGTGAATTGTAGTGTGAAAGCTAATTCGTTGTCATTTAATAATTTTGTATTTTTTGTTGGGTCATAGCCACCCCACTCAACAATATTATCATTTGTATTAACATAAGTTATCCATCCACTAACTTTATTCTCAGCTCTAACACCTGTAAAATCTAATAGATTACTATTGTAATTTAATGCCAGTTGTAAAGAACCTAATTGAATTCCATTTGTTTTTACAAGAACAGGAACCTCAACTCTACTATTTTCATTTACCGTTAAACTTGGATAGTTTAATTCGATGGTTTGTAATGTTGGGTTGTCATAAGTTGTTGTAACATCAATAATATTTGATGGTGCGTTTAACGGGTTTACAATTTCAATTGGTGTCATACGAGCCATATTAAAACCTGTACCATTAGCATCTCCTTTAACTAACACATAGAAAGTAACTGTTGTTGTACCCGGTAAAATGTTGTAAACAAGATTCGTTACACCCGGAATTGTAGATTGTAAAGATGATGTTGAACCATTAATAGAAGTGTATTCTGAATCTGAGAAGAATTTAACATCTTTAACCGAGTTAGGCCAAGAACTAAATCTTCCTGATACTCTACCAAACACACCATACACATCAGAAATTGATATGTTGTTGTCACCATTAACATCAGATGAATAAAAATCAAATCCTGTCGGAGTATCTTGACCTAAAACAAATCTGTTGATTTTTTGTGAGTCAGATGTTGAAATGATATTTGCTATTGATAGTGATTCACCATCTACTCTAATACGAACGTCATAACTTGTAACGTCTAGTGGTACATCTGTAAATGTGAAAACACCAGCGTTATTTGTTTGTGTTGTTGACGCTTGAATCCAAGTTGAAGATGTCATTAATTTTTTCTCTAAAATAACCGGAATTAGTTTTGACCCCGTTCCTGTTACGTTAGTGAATGTACCACTAAACGAAAATAGTTGAGGTAAAAATGCTCCACCAAAGTTTTGTAAATTTAAAGTATAGTCAGAACCATTTTGTTTTGTTGCGGTTTGTGGGAATGTTTGAACACCACTAAATGTCATGGGTTGAACAGACGACAAACTCGCAAAATTCGCTGAGTGTACTAAATTTAATTTTACAAATGACCCATTTGATAATTCAAAATTCGAGTCATTACCTGTATAAGTTAGAGTAATCGTAACATATCCATTTGCAGGACTATCCTGAAATTGAATATATTGGGGGAACGATGTATTTGACGATACGACAGAAGACACTGATGTGAATGCTGAGGTATCATAAAACACTCGAAACTGAACAGCCGTAATCAATTCGGTAGTATTGTTAAAAAAACATAAACCTACTTCAGTATTACCAGCAGATGCCGGTGCTAATTGATAAGTTGCGTCTAATGTAACAAAAACTCCGGTAGTTGTCGGTGTCGGACAAATTTGGGAATAACCCAGTGAAGTCATCACAAGGAATGACAGCACCATAAAAAGTTTTTTCATAGTTTAATAATATCTTGGTAATTTATTACCTATAAATATTCGTATAAAAGTTTGACACCCTAAACCCACTATTTATTTAGAAAAAAAACATGAGAATTATCATATTATTAATGTTGTTTTTTACCACTCAATCGTTTTCACAAATAGTCATTGATGATGTTGGAGAAGGGTGGAAAAAAAATGTGGAGAAAAGTTTGGAAGTGATTAAAAAAGTGGATTCACCCAAGTACGACATAGTGATTAAACAATGTAAACGAATAGGGTTTTGGAATAATAAGTTCTCAACCACTGAAGGTAATGATGTTATATTGATATCTAAACAAGACATTCAATCAGGTAATATCAATAATTTATCTGCCATAATAATTCATGAATCAAAACATTTATATTATAGGAATAATAACATATTTTTAGATGAGAGGGATGAAGAAATTTTATGTTATCAATATGAATTGGATTTCCTTAAAAAAATACCTTTAGTTGAAAATTGGTTGATTAAACATTGTGAAAATATGATTAACTATTATCGTGGTTTAAAACAACAATAATTGAAGTATTTATTATAAAATAGAATATATGAATAATTTAAGACAAATAATTAAAGAGACATTAGAGTCCCACTTAGATAAGACTTTAATATTAAAAGAAGACGTTGAAGTATCAGAATCACTATCTTACCATATTAATGAAGGTATGTCGTTAACTGATAATGTTTTTAGAGCGTACTCTCAAAAATATTTTGATTTGGTTAACGAAGTTAGAAAACTATGGAATGAAGGTAAAATAGACCTAAATGAAGAAGATAAAATGATGGTTGAGTCTGATTTGGGTATTAAAGTTAAAATAGGTAATGAGTATGTTTATTTGGACGCTCCTTACATCTATGAAACTGAAACTGAAGAAGATATTTTACAAGAGGCAATGCACAGAGGAAAAAAGGTTCAATTAAATAAACCTAAAAGAACTCCCGGAGGTCCTAAGAAATTCGCCGTTTATGTTAAAACACCAGGAGGTGGGGTTAAAAAGGTGACTTTCGGAGACCCTAACTTAAAAATCAAAAATAAAAATAAAGGGGCTGCCAAATCATTCAGAGCACGTCATAAATGTGACCAAAAGAAAGATAGAACAACTGCAGGATATTGGTCTTGTAATGTTGGACGATACGCAAAACAATTAGGGCTTTCTTCTTCAAACTCTTGGTAATGGATTTCCCATTTGAACAAATAATTGAAAATGGTAAACTAGTAAGAACTTTTTATCCGGATGTTGAAGATGAAGAATTAAAGTGGCATCAGGACTTGAAAGATAGACGAGTAACCATAATTGAAGATGGTGGGTGGCAATTTCAAATGGAAGATGAATTGCCGAATAAGTTGTCAATTGCCGATAAACTTATTATTCCAAAACTTTCTTGGCACCGAGTAATTAAAGGTGATGGTAAATTAGTTGTTGAAATAGAAGAATTTTAAATAAAAAAATACCCCGTAATTGGGGTATTTTTTTTTATTCTGGACTTTGTGTACAATCTTCTTCATAACCGATTTCTTCACCAACTTGATGAGCTCCTCCGATTTCAATGTTTTGTAATCTAATTCCCATTGATTCTCTAAGATTCGAAATTCTTCTTCTAAGAGGTGATATAGTTTCTTCAGTAATATCTTCACCAATTTCTTCCATGATATTGTTCATTTCTTCTCTAATTTCTCTACCTAAAGGTCTTAATTGAACAACTCGAGGTTCAACACGTCTTTCTTCCATGTTAAAATTAATTTGTGGAATTGCCTCTTCCATCATTGGTGTTTCCACCTCATACATTGGTCTTTCTACCTCTTCTTCGTAGTACGTGTCTTGCCTAACTAATTGTTTCTCAACTGGACGACCACATTCTTTACGAACTTGTGCTCTAATTTTAGTTGAAGACAAATCTCTATTGGTTTCTTCCGATTTCAAAATTTGTTTAATAATTGGGAACATATAATCATCTATATCTAATTCCAAGAAATCGACTCTTTGGTCCGCAGCATTCCAAAAACTTAATTCTTTATCTCCATCAAGAGCTTTGAATACGGCAAATTTTAATCCGGTGATTTTATTAATAAAATAAACTAAAATACCTCTTTTCCAATATCTTTCAAAATACTGTTTATCATTTTGGTAAGTTGTACACCATTTAGTTGCCGCTCCGTATTTGGATGATGCTCCAAATGTTAATGGTCTTAACGCTAACCAAGTTTCGTCATCGTGTTCTCTAATGATTTGAGACCTTAATTCTTTCTCATCTTCTTTTAGAGAGGCTAATCCAACAGACGACATGATTTGTTCAAAATTTTGGTAAGAAGTGACATCATTATTTGGTATTAAACCTCTTTCATTATATTTTCGAAATGAGGCTAAAAGCTGCATATCTTCATTACTAAAATGGTCTGATAAACAATAATGAGCGTAAATTTCATTATTTGACATACCATTATAATTTAAACCCATAAGGTCCAATCTTTCTTTAATATGATTCATTTCACTTTCTTCGTCACGTTTGTGCCATAATTTATTCACTTGGAATCTTGATGAAAGTAATTTACACATTAAAGGTAAGTATTTGTTTGTTTTGGTACTATCCATTTTTGAAAACAAATCGATTATCGATATGTTTAACTCAGGATACTGGTTTTTAATTTCTGAGATTTTTGACATAAGTTATTTAGTTTGATTAAATTATAATTTTTTTAATTAAATGGGTCAAATACAAATGTAAATTTTAACATTTTAATTTTTATAGTATGATTAAATGTAGTATATTTGCATTATGAAAACAATAACCTCACTTTTATTTTTATTGATTCCATTTATGGGATTCTCTCAGGATGCGGACTTAATGTATGTACCGGACCAAAACACGATTGTAGCAACTTATAACAGCAATTACTCTCCAATTGGGTATTATGTTGGTGGGTATGTCACAACGACCCGTCCACAACCTTACATCTACACAACACCGATGTCGATTTTGAATCGTGTTGGGATTAGTTTAACCAATCACAAAGTTAGTGTTATGGGGGGTGTATTTATTGAAACTTATATTGATGAAATTAAAACTAAACCGGATGTATGGGTTAAAATTTACCCATTGAGAATTATTACAAATACTGAAAAAGGGTTTGATTTCACTGTTGGTGTAAATTACATGGAAGGTTTTAGATACGGAGTCGGTGTTGTAATTCCATTTCGATAGTATTTATCGATAATGGAAGATTTAAATTTACCAATAGAGAGACTTAATAACTTTTTATCTCAACATGAGTTTAAGGTGGACGACCCTTTGGGTGATGTTGCCCCTCGAGAAATGTACGCGGTTGTTAAAGTTGAACTTACAGGTATTAAAGAGATGTATCGTGCTGGTGATAAAATGACATTTATCACTTACACAACATTTATACAACCTTCTAGCCCGATGATGAATACTCTTACAGATTTATTAATGAGAGGTCACAAAGAACTTGAACTTGATAATCAAGATTTAACTTTTTATGTTTTAAATAATCGAATAAGTGACCAATTACAAAGGTTTTTATTATATTGGGGTATTGAAAACCCGGTGATTTGTACAAAAGTAATTAATGAAACTAATAATAACATAAACGAAAGTTTAATTATGGAAGGAAAATATGATAGAATTGTTAGACAAATTGTTAATGATATCTTAAGTGTGTTTAAAACTAAAAAAGTTGGAAATTACCAGCTACCTGATGATTTGAGAGAGACGGAATCTTATTATGATTATTCTGAATTAGGTAAAGGATATAGTTTAAACTTGTCAATTAAAGAAAATGAAGATGTTGAAACTTTTGAAGTAGAGGGTGATTTATATTATAAAGATGATGTAATTGATATTGAAATTTTAGTGAACCCTAATTCAGGTAATGAAATATTAAATGATTTAGTTAATGAATTGAATGAAGTTGTTAGACATGAAATTGAACATATATTACAATATCAAGGAGGTAGAAGAGCTAGAAAGGAAGTATCAGACAAATATAAATATTATACCCACAAATATGAATTGGGGGCGCAAAAAGCCGGATTCAAAAGAAGAGCAAGAAGGGAAAAAAATAATATGGAAACTTTGGTGAGAAATTGGTTTAAAAAATATCCTCACAAACACACTTTAAATCCTGAACAACAAGAGAGAGTTATCCAAAAAATTCTTTCTGAAAAATAAATTACCTAAATTTTTTAAGTATTTTTCTAATTGTTACTGTTAGTGCTTGACCACTTAACGCAATAACACCTGACGCTAATAATCTTTCGGTAATTTGTAATGCTGTTTGACGTAAATTTGTTGATGATTCGCCAAGTGAGTAAATATCAAAAATAATTGGTACTAAAAAACTATAGGCGGCAATCTCAATTAAAGACCCAACTGTAATGTTGACAGATGATAGAAATCCAATAAATGCTGATTTCAATTCTTGCCCTTTAGATAAAATTTGTTCAAATTGAGGTAGAATTCCTTCCTCTTTAATTTTTTCCATTAATTTAGTCATCCCTCTTTTATTCTCAAAAAATAGTGTTGCGGCAACGGCAACAAGAATTAAAGATTCTTGTTGTTCGTTTAAATCGAAGTTTCCGGATTTAATAAAATTATCTAATGGCATCATTAATCCACCAACTGAAGTACCCCATGTTAATAACATTTTAAGGTTTAAACCATATATTGATTTAACCCGATTAACAATATTTTCAGTGAACGAATATAATTCTTTCATGTATTCGGTCATCTTAGATTTGTCCTGTTCCGTTAAAATTGACTTTAGTTGTGTCTCTGTGATTAAAAATTCCATAATAATAAATATATTGATTATATTTATAAGTATGAAAGGACAATTAAATCCGCCATTAAAAGTTGGTGATAATATAATGTGTTTCCATATGGAACACGAAACAACCGTTCCACCGGGGACAAAAGGTGTTGTAACCAAAGTTCAAAGAGACCCATTTGAACCAAACGAGGATGATGTCATTATTAGTGTTAATTGGGAAAATGGTAGTAAATTATCTTTAGTTAGTGCCACTGACGCTTGGAAGAAAATTTCTGAAAAAAGAATCGAGGAACAAACCGGTAGTAAAGAGTATGACTTCTTCAAAAAAAATCCTGACATTTTTGAAAACTTTAATTATAGATTCCTAAAAGAATATCTTAAGAAAGTTCAAAAAGCAGGTCCTGTGAATATGTTTCAAGCAGGACCGTTATTGTACTCAGGTAAAAAATGGATTGACCGATATTATGGTGAAAATAATGAAGACAATGAAGATTTCCAAGAAATGTTGGACAGCTCTGAAGAGGCTAAAGACATAATGATTCAAGGTACTTTAAAATGGATGGAATCACAAGGTAAAGAAATTGATTTAGATGATGTCAATCGAACTATTAAAAGACTATCCCAAAAAATTGTTGAATTATACATGAAATTTTATTAATTACTCAAAGGAGCTTTAATTACCGGATGTGATTCATAGTTCTCAATTTGAAATTGGGCAATTGATTGATATTCCATATCAATTCCGGTTATTGGACAAGGTGAGAATTTCAATGTAGGTAAATCATAAGGTTCTCTTGTTTCATATGGAATTTTATAATATTTGTAAAATTCACTCATACCCCCACCAAACGGAACAAGTTCTGAAAGTTCTTTATTATACTTATCAATACCCATCTTGTCTTTCAACATTTCCGTTCTTTCGTCAAATGTTAATTTTCTACCAAGTTGTTCTTTTGCTTGTTCAATATGATTTAAATAAAGGTGAACATCACCAAGATTTCCAATCAATTCATCCGGAACCATATTAACTTCTTTTGCAATGATTTCTAATAACAATCCATAAGATGCGATATTAAATGGTAATCCTAAGAATGTATCTACACTTCGTTGATTCCACATTAGAGATATTGCTCTTGTCGGTGTTGGTGTATAATAATCATTATCAAAATCAGGTAAATTATTAGGGTCAAAAAACCTTTCCATACCAGTTTCATAATTGTTATTAAACCATATGTTATATCTTCTTTCCAAACTCAACTCTCTTGTATAAACTTGAAATCCATAATGACAAGGTGGAAGAACCATTTGGTCTAATTCTCCAACATTCCAAGCATTAACCATTAATCGTCTTGAGTCTGGATTTGATTTAAGGTCGTT